ATTTGATTTAATAAAACACTTTTTTTTTCAGGATTGAACGCAAGAACATTATACATTTCTTCTAATGTAGTTTTATCGTTTTCATGAATTGTCAATAGTGAGCACATCATACTAATAGGTTTTAATATATCAAATGGATTAATCTTTATATAGTTTAGTGAATTGTCATTGTCGGTATCGCTAGAGCTAATACTACTATCATTTATTGAATTATTTCCAGAGCTATCAATACTATCGCTATCACTATCGCAATCATCACCATTTGAATTTTCCACTTTTGTTTTTTCAATACCCTTTTTAATATTTTTTTCAATCATCTCTTTTTTTAATTTTTCAAGAGACTCCTTCTTTTTTTTACCTGAAAATTTCACATCTTTAAATATAGAATTAAATACTTCAAATGATTCCTTTGAAAAGAATTCGGGTTTTAAATTAAAACGTCTCATAATATTGTCGATTGCGCCATTTAGTCTCGACGAAAATATCTTGTAAATATTATCACTCAACACAGTAAGTTTATTTTCGACATTTCCAAAAGAAGGCATCCAATCATCTCCGTTTAAATTAATAAGTCTTTCTTGTAACACATATTTAATCGCATCACGCGGATGATCGTTTGGTTTAATTAATGACGAGTATTCGACAATTGACGTATCAATCGCACGATGAATATTGAAATCGACGACAAAACCGCATTTTTTACCTTCTTCCTCAGACATACTACGAAACATCATTTGATAAATCATATCAAAACCCATGTTATTGTTCATCAATAATACGATATCACATTTCTTAATAGTTACTCCTAGACTACATTGTTTTCCACTCAAGACCAAAACTCCTTTTTTACCACTATTTTTAGCTGTTTTACGAGCATCTTCGATGGTTTTTTTAGGATTATTCGTAACATTACTATTTATACTCACAATATCATAGTCTGGTATCACATTATACTTCTTTAATAATTTCATAGTTGCGTTTGATATAATGTCAATATCATTTTGTGGCAAGAAAGCCATTATTATCATTGGATCTTCTGTATCACCGATAAATCTAGAATTTATTTCTGGATTTTTACAGATTTTTTCAATACGCTTCATAAACACCTGATCATCCGGATAATTTTTATCAGGTATTCCACGTTTATCCGTTTTACCAAAAGTACAATACCATATTTTCAAAGCCTCCGATTCGTTTTGGAATTCATCTATTTTTATAATTTTTTTAATACCACTTGCCGTCGTTTCTACACATTGCTTTGGAAGGAAACACGCATCTGGAGACCAACCATAATGATTGTCATTCGTGTTCTCTATAATTTCGTCCAACACATCACTATTTATTTTATTGGTCAATATGACTAATTCCGGGTATTTTAAATACTCATCTAAAATATTTTGTTGAGAATAGTTGTGAATAATATTTTCCATCTCATGACCGTGTTTTTCAGTTAATTTCAAAATATTTGATTCTTTTTCGATATTTTTACATAATTTAATGTCTTCCAAATCCCATAAAATCCAATTTTCCTTTGGAATATTATAATCATTAATCGGTTTAGAATATGTCGCGGTTATTTGAATTGTAAAGGAATTGTTCCCATAATATTTAAGAGTGTCTTTTGCCAATTCGGTCGTTCCACCATTATGCGCTTCATCTATAAATCTCATTTCAAAATTCATCTTTTTCAACCATGGTATAGATGTAGTTTTTTCCAATGTATCACGTTGTTGATCATGCCCTTTTTCGATTTTATACTGTAAGAATTGTTTCGAGCAAATGATAATATTTTTTTCTGTCAAGACGGGGTTTTTATTTTTACCGTCTAAATTTACGATATTAAAATCTTGTAATTGAGAGCAATTAAATACTTCTAAATATTGTGTAACTGTTTCGTTCTTTGCGGTGGTAATAACCAAATAATTACATCTGTCTTTGTTTTTACTGTCTTCAATAATAGCACCCGCCATGATATAACTTTTACCACTTCTTTGAATATGACCCCATAATATTTTCTTGTGTCCTTGTCCTTTCATGCGAATTGTTTTCATCACACTCAAACGTTGGTGTAATTTTAAAAGGAGTGGTTTTTTATTTATTTTTAATATGTATTCAATATTTGTATTTCCATAAATCAGTTTGAATTCATGGAATGCTTCATTGAGGTCATTCCAATCAATAATAATTGTAGTTTTTTTTTCTAACCATATTTTCAAGTCTTCGTTTCCTTCATGAGCTCGCAATACCATTTCTTTTGTTCGCTTGGAATCCCTAACACAAACGCACAAATGTAATTCCCAACCTTTATATTTATCGTAAGAGATTGATAAAATATCTCGTAATTCCAAATCTCCAACATGCTCAACGTTCAAATTTTTTGAAGTTGTAGCTAGAATAATTTTCTGATTTTCGTTACAAATTTGACCATGTAAGTCGCTTTTATCTCCACTGTCTTTCAGTTTGATTGCGTTATTTGCGTCATCATAAAATACGTCTTTTGTTGTTTGGATAGGCTCAATCGTCGCCATATTAAAATTACCTTTACACATGGTATAATTACGCAATTTAGAAATTAAACCGAGATACGCAAATAATCGTAATAGCGATTCTTGTTTATCTTTACCTTGCCATGGCTCTTGTAACCAAGAAATAATATCATTTTTACACGATCCATAAGACTGAAGAAAATTGAATAGATCTACAAAAGTCATATCGGCGGTTGATGGCTCAGACATTGTTTGTTTTTGTAAATAAATATAATTTATAAATATTTTTTCTAAATAATATTTTATTGGTGTGGTACATGACTATTGTAATATAAATATAAATCAATTTTTTTATTTTGTAGTATTTACTTATCCACCAAAATTTCCTTGGCAACTGTTCGAATTATTTTATTGTAATTTTTAAGTGCTTTGTCTTTATCTGTATCACATAAACTTTGATCAATCAGCTTAGTGTACAGATCACTCTTTTTATGATTTGGATCTTTATATTCTGGATTGGCTTTTGCCCAAAGATTCATTTGCTTAATATTCTTGTGTTCAATCGCCTTAATGGCTTTTATCATTTGCTGTTTATCTTCGTCTTTATGCCAAGTATCATTGTTTTTAATATGAATAACCTCCCTTTTTAAATCACTACAGTGAATCGGGCGTTTGCTTATATCTAATTGGCTTAATCCTTTGATTAAAATATTGCTAATTCCACCGCAATACCCAAGCGGGCCAAAGTTTTCAAAATCTGTCAAAGTTAGAATCAATGATTCCAAGAAATCACTCAAATTCAGCGCATCTTTACACGTTTCATTCAAAAAGACATTCAAGTTGAATTTATTATTGTTTTGAGTTATATTATTGTTTGTAATATTGGTTGTATTTCCCATATTTTCCTTCATCAATTCAATAATTTGTTTTTGGAATTCCTGGTTTTGTTTAAGTAATTCAACAATGGTTGACTGCATATCCATTTCATTTGTTGTTGTCATATCAGTGTCTTCCTTATTTTCACTATAGTCTTCACTCACTGATTCATTCTTTTCTTGATGTAAAAGTTCAACATTACATTTTTTTTCATGATACCACAGACTATTCCGCGCCTTGTATTCTTTATTACATTTTTTACATATAAAATTATCTATGGCATTTTTTATAGGTTTTGTGGTTTTTTTGTTCAATAAAATGCCTTTTTGATGTTTTGATGTCAATAAATGCTTTTCATAATTACTTTTTTTACTACATTTAAAGTCACAAGTGTCACATATATAGTATTTTGTATATTGATGGTCGTGCTCCTTTTCCATTCTATTATTCTATATATTCTATAGAAAAAAAATGCCTAAACCCTTTTCCTTTAAAAACATAAAAACTATGCTCACAAAATTATGCTGTCCAGGTAAAAACCACGAAAAATATTTGAGAGCGTTATGATCTAAAACCGTCCAAAAAACCCTGTTTTTCACATGAATCCCCCTGATTTTCAAAAATGGACATACCAAAAATGTCCATTTTTACTTTTTCCAATTACTTTTGATTGAAAATTAGAAATTTTAGTAACCCGATTCTTCGAAAATACTAGTAATATTTGTATATTTTATATAATTTTTATATCGTAGATATTTTTGGTTATTGTACAGTAAAATATATTCTGTTTAAAACAAGTTATAGAAATATTTTGAATTTATAATATATATTTATATATAGTATAATGAATAACAAGAATAACAATATAATAGATACAAATTCAAAAAACGACGACAATAAAAAAGTAAAATTAGTTCCATATGGTTATCAAGTAGAAATAAAGGATCTACAGGATGTTAGAGGTGAGGGTAATTGTTTTTATCATGCGGTAGTCATCGGTTTACGAGCTTTAGGCGGTAGTCTTTATAACTCATCAAAACTGTTAAGAGAGGGAATTGTCAGTGAATTACAAAGATTACTCGGTTACAATGGACAGACTAAAACATATAATTTAAAAGCTAAGTATGATGACACAATGACAATGTTTGACTTTATTACAAGTTCTGATACAGAAGACACTTTTATTAAAAAGGATGAAGATGGCAAAATAATCAGTTATCCCGATATTAATAATTCTGAAGATGTAAAAAAAGTAAATAGATATTTAGATAACTATATTAACGAGGTGAAGACAAATTGCAAATGGGGACAAGCGAATTTTCTAATTAATATGGCATTAAATAAACTCTTCCCAGAAATTTGTATTGAGTATTATACGAAGTCTACAGATGGTAGTCAAAAATTAATACGATTTGACGAAAATAATTGTGATAAAGCATATTATGATTATGAAGATATTCATAGCAATCCATATGGTAGTAAATCTCAAAATGATATTATTAAAAATGTTAGAAAAAATATAATACGGATATATAACGACTCTAATCATTTTCAAGGTTTACCCGCGACAAAGAATAAAGACGATAATGGAAACTATATTACATTTACAGATGAAGAAGTTGAAAAATTTAAAACAAATGATATGTCAGAAAAACAAAAAGATAAATATTATTTACAAAAGGCAATGAAAGAATCACAAGAAGAGCAGGTGAAAAAAGAGTATGATAAACCAAGAATTGTTGCGCCACCAATTATTACCTCGCCACCAATTATTACCTCGCCACCAGTTGTTACGTCGCCTTCTGGTGTTGTATCGCCACCCGTTGTTGACACGCCAACAGTTGTTACCTCGCCACCAGTTGT